AAGGAGACGTTAAAGAAACAGAAACTTTAGCAGGCGGTTTACTTCCTATAGTTCCATATGTGGTAGGAGGAACTGCAATAGCTGGGTCTAAACTAATAGCATCGCTTCCTCTTATTACTAGAGGTCTTATAGGTGGTGCTACCATAGATCAAGTTTTATATGAAGGTGATGAAAATCTTTTTAATTTTCTTAATGAAACAGAATTTGCTCAAGCAGAGAATGTTGCTACAGATTTAATAGACTTTTTAGCTACTAAAGAAGATGATTCTATTTTAGAAGAAAGGGCAAAACTTCTTGTAGAAGGTCTTATTTTAGGTGGGGGTCTTGCAGTTTTAGGAACTCCAAAAATTATATATGACGCTGCACAAAAAAAGTTTAATAAGCCGCCTAATAAACTTACTGGTGATGAGGAAATAGAAGTTGGTTTAGAAATATTAAATGAGGCAAAAGATAATTTTAATTACAAAAAACGTGAACCGGGTACGGGGTTTTCTGAAACTGTTGAAGGTTTAGAGCAAGTTGCCAAGCAGAGTCAAAGTTTACCACAACGTATTAAACAACAGATCTTTACATCACGCGGCTACCTTACTCCTAATGCTTATAATATTTTTACAGACAGTCAATACGCACAAAGACAGCTAGTTGCTCAAGCAGAAAATATCTCTAGTAAACTTCAAAAAAGTTTAAATTCTTTAGACGATAAAGCGCTTACTAAAAAAGTAACCGATAGTGTTCAAAAAGCTTTAACAGAAAACTGGTCTTTTAATAGTGCTGAAGTTAGTCCAGAAACTTATATAAAATATATATCTGAAAGTTATGACTTACCCATGTCTGCTGCTGAAGCAGTTTATGATTCTAGGGTGTTAATTGATGAGCTTTCTAGGGCTATTTCTACTTCACCCGCTTCTAATAAAGTATTAAAAGAAATAATTGGGAACAATTCTGGTAGTTATTTAAGACGTTCTTATCGTTTATTTGAAGATACTGGCTATAAACCTAGTGAATCTATAAGACAAAACGCTATTGATTATCTTACAGATATTGAGATGGAAAAAGGAATTAATTATAATGAGGCTGCAGAAATTGCAGAATCAAATGTTTATAAAATTCTTTCTAAAGGAGATCCTACAGAAGAATGGTGGGCTTTTAATAGGAGGGTTAACAAAGAACTATTAAAAGGTAAAAAAGATATACCTGAGCCTATAAGAAAGCTTATGGGGGAAATAGAAGAGCCTTCTGAAAATATTGTATTAACAATTAGCAAGATGGCTAAACTTGCAGAAGATAGTAATTTTTTTGAATCTCTAAAAAATCTAGGTGAGCGTAAATACTTTTTTAAAAATGCAATTAGTAGAGATGGTATAGAGTATACTACTGAAATAAAAGGTACTAATTCTAATTTAGATGGTATGTTTACTACTCCAGAAATGTTATCAGCTATACAAAATAAAGATATTGTTGCTGAAGGATCGGGAATAGTAAATAACTTTGTAAGAAACTTTGCAGCTTTAAAAGGTAGTTCGCAAGCTTTACAGACAGTCTATAGTCATGTTACCCACCTAAGAAACGTTGTAGGTGGTGCTCAGTTTGGTCTTGCTAATGGTGTAAATCCTTTTAAAGAAGGCAGTAAAACTTTTTCTATTTTAAAAAATCAAATAAAAAAAGGAGGCAATGAAGAACTTGAAGCTCTCTATGAAAAATACTTAAGGCTTGGTCTTGTTAACACCAGTATAAGACTTAACGAATTTAGGGCTTTGTTAGATGTCGGCTTTCAAGCTAATTCTGCTGGAAAATTAAATCGTTTACTACAAGAAAAAGTTCCTGACTATGGAAAAAAACTTCTTAAAGTTCCCGGAGATATTTATCAAGCTACTGATGATTTTTATAAAATAAATATTTTTAATACAGAACTTAAACTTTTAAAAGAAGCTTTCCCTAAAACTGATATAGGAATTTTAGAAGAACAAGCTGCTAAAATAGTTAGGGATACTCTACCTAATTATGATCGTGTTCATAAAGGAATAAAAGCTTTAAGATATGCTCCAGTTGGTAACTTTGTTTCTTTCCCTGCTGAAATAATGAGGACTTCTATTAACATTATTAAACAAGGATCTGCTGAGATTACTTCAGGCAACGCTGTTTTAAGAAAAAGAGGTTTAAAAAGACTTGCTGGTTTTTCAACGGCTGCAGTTGGTTGGGGATCTTTAGCTAACATGACAGCAAACTTAGCTGGTTTTACAGAAGAAGAAGCTAAAGCTATATCAACTTTATCAAAAACACCTTGGTCTTCTTCACCTAAAAATATAGCTATTTTTGATGGTCAGATATTTACCAACGATACTAAATCTATAGACACCTATAGTGTTATTAAAGAACCTTTTGAGGCTGCTTATAATGATATTGTTAGTGGTAAGTTAAAGGGTAAAGAACTAGATGAGTATTTAGCGTCAGCAAGTTTTACTTTTGTTGATAAATTAATCTCTCCTTATATTGAAGAATCTATGATATCTAAAAGCTTAACAGATGTTTTAACAGCAATGAGAGATTCTGAAGGCAGGACATCTGACGGCAAACAAATTATGACTTCAAGAACGAGTGAATCAGCCGTTAAGATGCTTGAAGAATTAGGTAATGCTTTAATACCGGGATCTCTTAAAAGCATATATGATCTTTTACAGGCGGGTTTTGAAGTGCCTAATGACATAACTAATAAACCTAAAAACTTCTGGACTGAGTTAGCTGCAAACTTAACCGGAGTTAGGTTTACTCCTTTTAATGTAGAAGACCAGTTAATGTTTGCTAAAAAAAGATACGCTGGACTTAAAGCGTCTGCTCCTATGTTTAAATTTAATTATGGTACTTCACCAGATGAGCTTAAAGAGAAGTATTACTATCGTCAGAAAGCTATCTATGAAGCCACTCAAGATTTTTATGAAAGCATACTAGCTGCTGAAACTTTAGTAGGTAGAAAAGAAACTGTAAAAATACTAGTAGATAATGGTATGAGTGTAAAAGAAATAAAAAGATTCTTTAGCAATAGGTTTAGAGGACAAGACATTAGCCTTGCATCCCTTAAAAAAATGTCACAAGAAATTGACTTTGGTGGGGATGCGGCTTCTAAGAAAAAAACAATGGAAGCCCTTTTTGATCTTGAAGAAAGGTTTAGTCGCACACCAATTTTTCCTCCTGCACCCGAAAAAGGTATAGGCAGAATTAAAAAATCTAAAGGAGGAACTGTTGAAATTCCTAATGCACCTGAAGAACCTGATGAGCGTATAGATAAAGTAACAGGGTTGCCTTATAACCTACAAGCCGGTAAAGCTTTTGTTGATGTAGAAGATAGAAAAGGTTTTGCTGGTGGAGGCATGACACGTCCAGACGGTACTAAAAAGTCTTCCGTAGGTTGGCTTGGGCCTATTACAAACAACGTCAGCGGCGGAACTATGACTGAGTTTTCTACTGACATGGATTACCAAGGCAAGTCGATCAACATACCCACGCTTGTCCCTACGCTCTCCGAGTCAGAGATTAAACATATTAAGAACATGAAACCGGGAGAGGGTTGGAACTTATCGAATCCTCTTGAGAAGGCTATAATAAACAAGGCTCGCGCATGGGCGCAAGAAAAGCTTAAGGCCGGAAAGTCTCCATATTATCAAGATAATGAATAGACTTTTAGAAACGCTAAAGCGCCACGAAGGTCTTAAGTATCATGTATATAAAGATTCTTTAGGCTATGAAACTATAGGCGTAGGCCGTTGCATAAGAAAAAATGTAGGGCTGGGGTTATCTCATGATGAAGTAGATTATCTTTTAATGAATGATGTACAAAGATGTATTGAAGAGTTAGACGCTAACTTTGAATGGTTTAGAGAGTTAAACACCATAAGAAAAGAAGCTATGATTAACATGTGTTTTAACTTAGGCATTACGCGCCTAAAGAAATTTAAGAATGCACTAGCTGCTATGGCTGAAGAAGACTACAACTCTGCAGCCTTTCATTTTATGGATAGCCGCTGGGCCACGCAAGTTGGTTTAAGAGCTTTAGAGGTAACTCAAATGATAGCGACAGGAGAATTAAATGAAAGACCCTAGACTAGAAAGAGCAGGAGTATCTGGTTTTAACAAGCCCAAGAGAACTCCTAAGCATCCTAAAAAATCTCATGTTGTTGTTGCTAAAGAAGGTAACAAAATAAAAACAATTCGCTTTGGCGAACAAGGGGCATCAACAGCAGGCGCTCCTAAAGCTGGAGAGTCTGACAAGATGAAAAAGAAGAGGGCTAGTTTTAAAGCAAGACATGCTAAAAATATATCTAAAGGAAAAATGAGTGCTGCTTATTGGGCAGATAAGGTTAAGTGGTGAGTAAGTCTAAAGTAAACGAAGCAGGTAACTATACTAAACCTACAATGAGAAAGAACCTATTTAATAAAATTAAAGCAGGCTCTAAAGGTGGTAAGCCGGGACAATGGTCAGCCCGCAAAGCACAAATGTTAGCTAAAGAATATAAAGCAAAAGGAGGTGGTTATAAATAATGTTAAAAAAACCACAGAAATCTTTAAAGAAATGGACAAAACAAAAGTGGACTACTAAGAGCGGTAAACCTTCTGCAGAAACAGGTGAGCGATACTTACCTAAGAAAGCAATTAAGTCTTTATCAGCATCAGAATACGCAGCAACCACTAAAAAGAAAAAGAAAGATACCGCAGCAGGCAAGCAACACTCTTCTCAGCCTAAAAAAATTGCTAAGAAAACTGCAAAGTACAGGAAGGATTAAGGAATATTTATATCTGCTTCGCATTTGATCCACTCAATATCTTTCTTGTTAGCCTCAAT